TTTTTTCTTTTTTGGTCTCGGCGGTATTCCTTTGATAATCGCTTTGTAGGTTGGATCACGTTTAATTAGTCCTTCGTGATACATATCTCTTACACAGCTGCCAATTTGGTGATGGAAATCCATTGTTGTCTGCCGCTCATGTGTCAGAGCGTATTCATTAAGGATGCTTTGATAAGCCTTTCTATCTAATTTATCTATCGTTAAATCAGGGCAAATTTCAGTAAGGTGTTTGTGGGCTATATAATATTTACTAACTGAGATATCTCTAATTGCACCGACTTTGTAAGTTTCAATCCATTCTAAAAAATAGCCAGCAAAAAGTCTGGGACGTTTGCTCATTCATTTTCTCCTCCTAACACGCTGGGACTTTCGATGTGGTCAATAGCCTCTTCTAGCCATTCTCTGACTTGAAACTCTCTTGTAACCACATCGCTGTGCGGCATAACATTTACATCGCTAAAAGCCAACGAATCATCTTTTGAATTTTGTAAAAAGTAAATCTGTTTTATTTTTCTGTCTAGGGAATCACCGTGGACTACAGTGGCATTCATCCCACGAATAGCAAGATTGAATATCAGGAACGGAATGGTTCTATCAGATAACTCCTCTAAATCGTAAAAAGTCATTGATGGTTTATATTCAAAAAAACCAATAGATAATCTGTCTGCTCGCCATTTTTGTATGATCATTCCACCTGTCCCAGAAGCTACTTCATGTGTCAATCCACTTCCAGGTCCTACGATTTTTGCAATCACTTCCCCAATTGAATTTGGCGTAAAATCTTGTTTCTTAACTTTCCGATCAGCGTGTTCGTCTTGAAAATATTCGTGAAACCAATCGAAAGTTAAATCTTTTTCTATTTCTAAAAATTTGTTAAACACGATTTCTCGTTTATCACGATTAAGTAATATATTCATGAGCGCTTCTGGCGCTTTGTAGGCATCATCAACACCTAGCAGTTCATTTATTTTTTCTGTTGTTAGTTTCATTTTAACCATTCACATCCAATCTACTGGCAATATCAGCAATAACTGGTACTGTTACACTGTTTCCTGCTTGCTTATATAATTGACTATCGCTGTTTACTTCTTTTGCTTTATCAAACGCCCAGTCAGGAAATCCTTGAAGCCGCCAACATTCACGAGGTGTTAGTTTTCGGATTCTAAAATTATTAGTTACAACGGCTTGTTCTTCACCTGTTAATAAGGTGTTAGCAATCCCCTTGCCTACCCTCCCTCTTCTTGTATTTGAATTAGGATGGCTAATATTTACAGAATCGCCTGGTAAAGCTTCGGCATATCCTTTGACAGTAGCTTCTTTGACAAGGATTTTTGGTTCCTGCCCTCCGCCTTGCATAGTTGATAAAGTAGGAGCAACTCCCTTTGTTTCATAAACTCTTGAATTTTGTTCATGATTACCTGGGAGATTTCCAGCTATCATTATTCCATGTCTATCTTGGGCGGTTAGTGTAAACATTTCCTCACCGTTTTCTTTAAACCGTCTTCCGTTTTGTCGTTTCTCAAGTCTATCTGGAGTGAGGACAGGAATTGCTATTTTCTTCTGCTGTTTACTTTCAACAATGTACGATCCAACTCCTGCGGCTTCTCCGTATCTTGCAGTGATTGTATTGACTGAACTTTGTTGTCTTGATAGCTTAATAATCGATTGGTCATTTCTCTCGAAAGGAAATACTTTTCTGGTACGTTCTCCTCTAAGATGTCCGATAATGAATACTCGCTCCCTGTTCTGTGGTACGTAGTCTTTAGAGTTAAGCACTTGCCATTCCACATCATACCCGAGTTCATCCAAGGTTCTGAGGATTGTCTCGAACGTAGCCCCTCCTTCGTGGTTAAGCAATCCTTTGACGTTCTCAAGGAATAAATAGCGTGGTCTGAGAATAGATGCGAACCTTGCAATTTCAAAGAAGAGAGTTCCTCGAGTATCTTCAAAACCTTTTCGTTTTCCTGCAATCGAGAAAGCTTGGCACGGAAATCCTCCACAGATAACGTCAACACTTCCGATTCCCCGAATAAATTCATCTGATATTGTTGTGATGTCATGCATTTCCACCTCTCCTGTTGTGTCATGGATTGCTTTATAGCTAATTCGTGCGAACTTATCTATTTCGCAAAAACCAATGCATTTATGACCAGCTGATTCCATCCCTAAACGGAAACCGCCAATGCCTGCAAATAAGTCTAAAAATTTCATAATTTCAAAGGAGTAAAGAATTCTTTACTGTGGCCACAACCTCCACTCCCTTCTGGTTAATTTTTCAATCTTTCAATTTTTCTACGCACACCATCACGGTTTACTCTCTCAACATCCAGCATTTGATATAATGATATTTCTGAAAGACCAGTGTATTCCGATAGCATATTAATCGACTGGGTAGTAACATAACTACCATTTTCATATAAACGATATCTTGCCATCGCTCTGTTTCTTATTCTGGTCTTCGACTTATGAATGCTTTCTTGTGAGGGCTTGCGTAGCTTTTTTACCTCTTCAACAAGTGTAGGATTATTTTCCCAATCAGGAATGTTTTCTACTATATAAACTAACCGTTCAATTTGTTTGTTTTTAAACGGCATGCGTACCACCTTCTTGATATGTTTTTGGATTAATACCATTTGGTAATCTCCATCCATTTGCAGCAATGCGATTAATCATTTTACTTGCACCATCAAAGGACCATGTACCGACATTCTTAAATCCACGTTGTTCCAATAATCTGATTTGCTTAGGTGTTGCCAACCCAGCTTCTTTTCTTTTTTGTAATCGATCAAGTATTAGACTAGCTTTGCCAGCGTTATCAATTGCATCTGGTAATATTCCTAATTTTTCTAATGCTGAAACTTGTTGACTTGAAGGAGGCCCCATTTCCCATCCAAAACTAGGAACATAACCAGTTAAATCTTCCGCTTGGATAGACATTTCAAATTGAAGAGGATCAACTAATTTTCGTTTACGCTTACGCATTTCTTCAAGCTGCTTTGCTAATGCTTCTTCTCTTTCTGCAATAACATCTTTTTCTGCTTGAACTTCAGCTTCTTCAATATCCATAGCGAAACCTTGAGCACCTGCTTCTTCAATGTTTTCAGTCATTTTTTTAGCTACTTCATCACTATTTGCTATCAAATGCGCTGGATGGCATAGCTCATGTCTTTCTGTATGCCATAAAAAATCTAAAAGCAATAATTCTTCCTTTCCAGGAAATAAACGTGTGCCACGTCCTATCATTTGAGAATATAAGGACCGAACTTTTGTTGGTCTTAAAACGACTACACAATCCACCGAAGGGCAATCCCAGCCTTCTGTTAGTAACATCGAGTTACAAAGTACGTTATATTTATCATTGTCGAAATCTTCTAAAATTTCTTGACGATCCTTTGAATCTCCATTTACTTCTGCAGCTCTAAAACCTTTACTATTTAAAATATCTCTAAATTTCTTGGAAGTTTTAACTAATGGTAAAAAAACAACTGTTTTCCTGTTTATGCAGTGTTTAACCATTTCTTCAGCAATTTGTTCCAAGTATGGATCTAATGCCGTTCCTAAATCTTTAGTAGAGAAATCGCCAGTTTGCTGTTTTACACCTGATAAATCTAATTTTAAAGGAATAGTTAGGGCCTTTATTGGTGATAAATAGCCTTCTTTGATAGCTTGCACTAATGAATACTCATAGGCCAAACTTTCAAAATAAGAACCTAGATTTCTCATGTCTCCACGATCTGGTGTTGCCGTTACACCTAATACATTCGATTCATCAAAGTGTTTTAATACTCGTTGGTATCCTTCACTAATACAGTGGTGAGCTTCATCAACTACTATAGTGTCAAAATAATCTGGTGGAAACTTACTTAAACGTTTTTCTCGTTGCATGGTTTGCACAGAACCAACAACTACTCTTAAAAAACTGCCTAGACTAGTCTGTTCTGCTTTTTCAGTTGCTGTTTTTAGCCCTGTTGACTTTTCTAATTTGTCAGAGGCTTGATCTAATAATTCACCACGATGAGCAAGGACGAGCACACGCTCGCCTGCCCTTACGCGGTCTTCAATTATTTTGCTAAATACTATCGTTTTACCACAGCCTGTAGGCAAAACTAATAATGTTTTCTTTTTGTTATTCTGCCATTCATTTTGAACAGCAGAACGTGCTTCCTCTTGATATGGTCTAAGCTTCATTACCGTCACCTTCTATGCAAGGATCGTAATACGATTAGAATCAATTTCTTCAGATAGTTCATCTTTTAGATACTCTCGAATATTGGTAATTGCTTCATTTCTCCACGCCCCACCATCAGCTTCAAAGATTGCACAACGAGGGCCATCTTTCATGCGGAAAATAAATTGGCTTTCAGGTTGTTCGACTTCTAAAAACGTCCGATATGGCGCAAGTTCTACTGGATTAGGAACACGCACATCCGCTTTTGATGCAACACCTTGGTTAATAGTAACTGCTTGGCTAACACCGTCATCTCCTGTAGTTTTTACATTTTCTTCAGCAACATTACCAACAACTTTTAAAAGAATGCCACGGTCCTTGTTATTTACAAATTTTGACTGCAAAGCAATATTGAAGGTTTCAGTATCCATGAAACAATCAAAATTGAAAGTCGGGATAATTGCTTGAGCAACTGCTAATGTTTCACGTTCCCCATTTATTTCAAGCAAACCTTTTACTGAAACTGTCGCTTCATTTTTAATATGCACAATTAGTTTTTTTGATTCTCTCTCTAAATTTGCTTTAATATAATTTACTAATCCACTTAGTGTATTAATTCTTAGCGGTTCTTCTGCAGTGTAGACACGAGGTAAAATTTCTTTTCCTTGTCCTGCAGCATCTATTAAAATCCAACGTTCGTCATTATCAAAATTAATCAATCGATTTTCTGGTTTGATTCCTTGTTCCATTAAATATTGAATTGCTTCTTTAGTCATTGTCATTTAATTATCCTCTTTTCTCCTGTAAGTCTATGATTTGTTTTTGCTTTGCTTCTTCTTTTTCAATTACATCAATTGGTTCACCAATATCTGTTTTTGGTTCCCCTGTTTCTGGATCCATATACGTTTGACCAGGGACTGAAGATTGAAGCTCGTGTGCCTCAATCTGTCCTGTATTTAAATCTTTTCCTGTTAATACCGTTGTATTCACTCCATCAACTGGTGCTAATTTCAAGCTAAAATCACTTGTCATTGAAACTACTTGACGATTTTCATCTGGTTTAAATTCTAACTTAATAGTGATTGCTCGCTTAGCAACTGGAGAAGTATTCGGATCATGAATATTTTCAAACAATTTTTTTAATTCACCATCTAATTTTTCTTGAATTGCTCCATTAGCTAATTTGGATAAATTTAATTCGATTTCTTTGCTCATAGTATTTTCCTCCTAAAATGCTCCTGGTTGATATCCCTGAGTTGGCTGTTGAGCTGGATGTGGTGCCTGTGGTGCTTGCCAATTGTTTTGTTGTGGCATTCCTGGTTGAGTTCCTTGAATTGGCTGTTGTAACTGTTTAACAATCTCAGGCATTTCTTTTGTTTGATAGTAGCTGTCGTCACTTGGATAGAAACGATCTACATCATTGTATGTGTTGTTATTATATGAACGATGTTTAATTTTCACTGCACCTTTTGATCCAGGAACTAAAGTCCAATTCATTTGTAACGGCTCTCCTTTTTTCTTTTGGCCAATTGAAGCAAAGAAAGCGGACAATAACCCTTCTGTAGAAGTATGCAAATATAAATTATTGAAGACGATGGCTGTCCCTTGAGCTGTTTGGATTTTCAATTCTAATTTAGCCATATTACAAGCTGGAAGTTTTGCATCCCCACTTCTAGGTGTATAACGAGATCTTTCGAATTTAACTACTTCAAAAATATAATCTCCTGGCTCTAACAATAAACCTCCATCATTATCTTGTTGGATAGTATCGTCCCATCCTAATTCACGTTCTTGTTGAAATTGTTGTGTCATCATTTTTCCTCCTAGTTTACTTTTTGTTTTCTAATTTCTTGAATCATCGCAAACACATCTGGCCAAGCTGCAACCAATACGCCATCAATGTAACCAAGATCATAATTCTGAATTGGCGTACCTGTTGGGTAATAACCTTTAGACTCTGTAGCTGCCATAATTTCTTCTGGTAAAACGTTGTTAGCTTTCATTAAATCAACTAAGTTTTGCGGAATACCTGTATAGTCAACCGATGAATCGTTAATAGATTGTACTTGTGGTTCTGACTGTAATTCTTGATGATTCTCTTGTACTTGCGGTTCCATTACTGGTTGGTGCACTGGCAAAGGATTCTTGGGCGCAAAAATATGTGCTAATCCAGCAAAGCTCATGTCCATTTCATTTGGTAAACTAAAACGATTCTTAGCATCCCATGCTGGATGATGTGTCGTATAAATAACTCGTTTTCCACCTTGACCTTTAAATTTACTTCCTTTATCATCCGCAGCAATAGATAAAGTTTTGTAATTACAAAATAAAACCATGTCTCCCCATTCTTTAGTTATTGAGGCTGTTTTAGCTGTCGTCTTATTACCTAATTTTAATTCCCACCGATCATAAGCACCCATTTCATCTGGCTGTTCAAACTTTACAATTTTGGCATGAGCTGTAAGGACAACGTTAATTCCTAGTTCCGTTAAATCTGATAGCTTGTTTAAGAAACGCCCAAATTCTTCTTCTAATTTTATAAAGCCCTCTCCATAACCAAATTGGGTAATACTTGTTTTATTTGCGCTGCTAGTTATAAACTCAATGCACAAACGTTCTGCCCAGTCTGCTGTATCTACAACTAATGTTTTACATGGCATAGTTTGCTTAACAAATTCAATCTGTTGCATCAACATACTCCAACTAGTTGGTTTATCCATTCGGGCAACGTTCATATTATTAGTACTTCCTTCAGTATCAATAAATAGTGGATCTGGGAACTCGGCTGCCAAAGTGGATTTCCCAATTCCTTCGGGCCCATAAATTACTGATTTTTGTGCTTTCGCAATTACTCCACGTGTAATGTTCATAAATTAGAATGCTCCTTTCGTCCATGTTGGTTGTACTTGTTGAGGTGGGGTTCCGCCCTCAACTAATTTATTTTCAGTTACATATCCATCTTCAATAATGATGCTACATTCTTCCCCAGTAGACACTCTGGTAGCAATGGCTTGTAATCCTTCTTGCTGCAGCCACTGACTAAATTCATTAAGTGTAATCATATCCATCTGTTCCAATTTATCTAACAAAACAAATCCACATTGAGGTTTTAGTTTGCGTACGATTGCAGTTGATACTTTTAATTGATCTGAACCACTCATGTTGTCCCACTGCTGTCCTTTATAAACCAACTCACCATCTTTTACTGATAATTCAGGTAGTGGCAAGTCAGCATTTTCTAATAATTTCATACGCTCTTCACGTACAAGATCAATTGCATCAGATAATTCTTTGTACTGATTTAAATAGTCTTCAGCCTCCTGTTCAGCTTTTTCTTTATCAAGATTTGCTCGAACTTTACGATTTATTTCGTCAATATTTTGAATATTTTGTTCTAATTCAGTAGTTGATTGATCTTGCAAATCTTGAGCGGACATTTTCGCTGTTGCTAAATCACTTTCTGTGATTTTGAGCTTTTCTTCCATTTGTGCTAACTGCTGACGGACTCTTTCAACTTCCTGCGTTTCATAATCAAACTGTGTTTGTAGGCGTTGAACATTTTCTCTCTTTTTTTGATTCTCGCCATTCTTAGCTAGCACAGATTGCTGTTGTTGAATTAAATCAAAAGTTGATACTAATTCCTTTGGTGCATCAGCATAATGAATTTGTTCTTCAGCGAACTTTTTCTTTTGATCTGCAATACGACCAACTTGATAGCGTTCGTTATATATTTCTTGTTCTTTTCGATCTAGCAACATTAATTGATCACCAATACCAATAATCTGTAATAAAGTTGCCGCTTTTTCTTTGCTTGTTGATTCCATGAATTTAGGTAAATCAATGGCTAATTCTTCTACAAAGCTATTGAGCAATTGTTGTCCACCTTTATTTCCTTCTGGATCCAAAACGGTGAGAGAGCTGTTTTTACCTTTTCGCTCTACTACTAGGCCATTGTTCATAGTTATTTTTAAGTTTGGTGGATTCACAGAGCCTTCACGATAGGGATTTGAAGGTTTATACTTATTTCCACCCAAGGCCCATGCAATTGCATCTAAGACACTTGTCTTTCCTTGGTTATTATTCCCGCCAAGAATTGTCAATCCATTTTCATTAGGTTGGATTACTACTGCTTTAACACGTTTGACGTTTTCTACTTCTAAACTGTTAATCTTCACTGTCATATTTTCACTCTCCTTCTGAGAAACTAGACAATGTGACATTGTCATTTAACTTTCTCTATTTCCGTGTTATTATTTACTTGTATAATTTTTGTTTAGTGGCTTACTTCGTCTGCAAACGAGGTAGGCTCTTTTTTTCGATTTCATTCATCGTTTAACATCCCACTTCGTTTAGCATTTTTTGATAAATTCTTTCATAACGATCTAGTTCTTTTTGAAAATGTTTCAACGTATGGATATCTTGTTTCATTGGGTGTTTAGCACTTTCATGGCGTACTGTGTCTTGCAATGATTCAACCTTTTCTCGCATGGTTTCACGCACTAAGAAAGCCTCATTTTCATTCAACATCTTTTTCTTTCCTTTCAATCGATTTTTCATATAAATCCCACTGAACTTCTGTATCATTTGCAAACCATGTAAGGCTTGCGCTACCAGCTATAGCCACTAACCATCCAACAGGAGTACTTAGTGCTAATATTGCGCCAACTATAGCTAACCCTATGAAAGCGCCTAGTAAGCGTGATTTATACAACTCTTTCATCACAACCGCCTCCTGTAAGCAACGCTGGCAAACAATGCTATGACACCAAACATTCCGGCTTGAATAAAATGACCAGTAAATATATCAACTAATGCTATTAGACTAAATACTGTCGTGGTTATTATCGTTAAAGCTCTCATAGACGTTGCCCCTTATTCTCTAACTCCATTTCCCTTAAGAATTCTAATTCACTTTGAAATTGCTCCATTTTCCTACTGGTCAGCATGTCAGCTTTTTTTAAGGCTTCACGATCTTCTTGAATAGCCCTTCTATCATTTTGAATCCACTTTAGAATTTGTTTTTGTTGTCTTTCGCTATACCCCATAATCAGACAACCTTCGTGTTATTCGCTCGTTCTGCATCTGCAATTCGTCTATTGTTGATAATGTCTAACACACGCTTCTGACTTTCAATAGGCGGTGATACTGGCGGATCGTACATTCCTGTTTTTGGATTAACAAAAATTTCTGTACCATCAGCTAAAAATGATCGCACTTTTATTTCTTTTGACAAATAGAACACATCCTCCCTTGTATGAATTAAATTCATATAATGTTTAAAAAAATTAAGCTGATTTATCTACCCCTAACAAATCATCAATAGAAACATTGAAATATAAAGCTACTTTGATGAGATTCTTAGAGTTCATACTCAATGGATTATTTTCCCACCGACTAATATTAGCTTGCTCTGTTCCTAACTCCTTAGCAAGTTCTTTTTGAGACATCTTTCCATGTCTCATTCTTAATTCAGCAATATTAACCATTTTTCTCACCTCCTTTTGTTTACAAAAACATCCTAACATGAATTAAATTCATAGTCAAACATTTTATGAATTATTTTCATATTTTTTTATTTTATGGTGTTTTCTATATATTATATGTTGATTTTAATTCATACTAAGGATATACTGTAATCATGAAAGTGAGGTGAACTTAATGAAAGACACACATGGTACTATCTTTGCTCAAAGACTGAAAAGCTTACGTGAAACAAAAAATCTAACTCAAACTGAACTGGCTGAGATGTTAGGATATAAAAATTACACAACTGTCTCAAAATGGGAAAGTGGTGATAGTCTCCCTAGAGGAAAAGAACTTAAATTACTTGCTGAAATATTTAATATATCTACAGACTATATGCTTGGGATTGAAAAAAATATTAAACCTGTTTCTTCTATAGAAGAAACATATAATCAATTAGAACCAGAAAGACAAAAAATTGTATATGATACTGCGAAAGAACAATTAGCACAACAAAACAAAACTTCTAATAATGTGGTTAACATTAACAAGAAAAAATATGATACTTTAGCTGCGCATTCACCAGATCCTGATAAAGTATTTACTGATGAAGAGAAACTTAAAATTAATCAATTTCTAGATAAAGTGGATGCTGATTATGATAGGAAGCAAAAAGAATGTAAACATCTTTTTGATGATGCATCAGATGATAAAGAATAATTTTCAGGAGTATTTTATGAACGAATATGAACTGTTGGTGTCAGAGGTACAGAAAAAAGCACCAGTTATTGAAACAGATTTGTTTCAAAATACTGGATGCTATGGGTTGTACCGTGATGGTAGAATTTATATTGAAAAATCGTTGAGTCTAGTTGAAAAAAGAAATGTGCTAGCTGAAGAACTTGGTCACCATGATACTTCGTTTGGCGATATATTAAACCAGGATTGTTTAGAAAATCGCAAACAAGAATTAAAAGCTAGACAATATGCTTTAGAACAATTAGTCACTTTAGATGATTTAATTAAGTGTTCAGAATCAGGATTCAGTAATCATTACACGTGTGCTGAATTTTTAGGAGTAGACGTTGAAACGCTAAAAAATGTACTCGCCTATTATCGACAAAAATTTGGTGATACCTATTTTTATAAAGGAAGAATTTTTGAGTTTAATGATTTGTCAGTCATGATTTTAAATACAAATTTACAATAAAAAAGCCCCGTGCTACAACACGGAACTCTTTCCTCATTTATGAGAATTATTCAATAAATACATTATATCAGAAATGGGGAGTTTTAAAAATGAAAAAAAGGGTTATTTTAACTTCACTACTACTACCTATTATTTTTATATCAGGTTGTAGTGCCAGTGGTAACGATGATAAAACAAAAGAAGCGGAAACGCATGAAAAAAAACAAACTACCAAAATACCTGAAAATAAATTGGGAATAGATTCAAAAAAAGTAATAGAATCTAATTTAAATGAATTGACCGAAAGTAAATATGAACTTACTAATAAGTATGATTCCTATCTGACATCAAAAAATCTAAAAGTTGAAATATTTAAAGAAAGTTTGTCACCGATTGCTTTTGCTTTGTTCACAAAAACCGATGAAAAACAGCCTTCTGCGCTAACCATTTTTTCTACTATGAGACTTGCAAATAGCGTAGTAGAAAAAAAGTTTGATGATTTAATTCTTGTTTTAGAAAATAGTATTCCAGATAATTCAAAAAAATATACTAGTAAATCTGAAAATTCAATAGATGATAATAAATTTGTCACTTTTGTTTTTAACAATGATTTAAATAGTAATGATTTAGACGAATTATTAGCAGATGCACTAGCTGGTAAGGATAAAAAGGTTCAAGAAACAACTGCTTCTTCCTCACAATCTAGTAAAGTTCCTCTGGAATACACAAATGCAAAGATAAAAGCTGAAGAGTATATTAACCACAGCTCTTTTTCAAAAATTAGCTTATATAAACAACTTCAGTATGAAAAATTTTCTGATGAAGCAGCAAACTTTGCAGTAGAAAATATATCTACCAATTGGAATAAACAAGCAGTAAATAAGGCTAAAGAGTATATGGAAAGTATGGATATCTCTAAAGAAAAATTAAAAGACCAGTTGTTATATGAAGGTTTTACCGATTCAGAAATAACTTATGCCTTAAATAATATATAAAAGGACGTGTTTTACATGAAAGTAGGAATGCGTAAACCAAGTATAAAAAAATCAATAAGTGCTCGTACTACTGGAAAAGCTAAACGTAAGCTTAAAAAAGCAATAATTCCTGGTTATGGGCAAAAAGGAACTGGTTTCATTAAGAACCCCAAAAAAGCTATGTATAATAAAGTATATAATAAAACAACTTTTAGCTTTTGGGATTTGTTCAAGTAAAAGGAATAGCCTTAGGGCTTTTCTTTTTCAAAAAGTAAGAACATACATTCGAAAGGAACTATACTATGAATAAATATGATGTTGAAAAAAGACTATGCGATGAACTAAATATCGAATATATAAATTTAAACCTTCGCACTGGACCTAGCTATATATTTACCGAAGAAGAATATCAGGAGTTGAAAGCCGACTACGCCAAATTGTTTTTACAGTTAGAAAATATTGATGAAAACAACTAGTATTTATATTGAAAGGAGCAATTTTATATGAAACGTGCAGCATTGTATATCCGTGTATCCACAATGGAACAAGCCAAGGAAGGATACAGCATTCCCGCACAAACAGATAAACTAAAAGCTTTTGCAAAAGCAAAAGATATGGCAGTTACAAAAGTATATACTGATCCAGGGTTTTCAGGAGCAAAAATGGAGCGCCCTGCATTACAAGAAATGATATCTGATATTCAAAATAAAAAAATTGATGTGGTTCTAGTCTACAAATTAGATAGGCTTTCACGTTCACAAAAGAATACATTGTATTTAATTGAAGATGTATTTCTAAAAAATAATGTAGACTTTATCAGCATGCAAGAAAGCTTTGACACATCAACACCTTTTGGCCGTGCGACGATAGGAATGCTATCCGTTTTTGCACAATTAGAGCGAGACACAATTACAGAAAGAATGCACATGGGAAGAACAGAACGTGCAAAACAAGGATACTATCACGGAAGTGGCATTGTTCCCTTAGGTTACGATTATGTGGATGGAGAATTAATTATCAATGATTACGAGGCGCAAATTATTCAAGAAATCTATGATTTATATGTGAACCAAGGTAAAGGACAGCAATATATAACAAAACGTATGGTTGCAAAATACCCAGATAAGGTAAAAACATTAACCATAGTAAAATATGCCTTAACCAATCCATTATATATTGGCAAAATAAGTTGGGACGGCAAAGTGTATGATGGCCATCATACACCTATAATTGATAAATCGATGTACGATAAAGCTCAAGAAATTATTGCCAGAAAGGCTCAAAAAGGTGGCGAACAGCATGGAAATCAATTAGGACTTTTATTAGGGATTACTTATTGTGGTAAATGCGGAGCTAAAGTATTTCGTTATGTATCAGGAGGCAAAAAATATCGATATAATTATTATATGTGTAGATCAGTAAAGAAAATGCTACCTTCGCTAGTAAAAGATTGGAACTGCAAACAACCTAGTCTCAGACAAGAAGTAGTTGAAAAGAAAGTAATAGATTCACTTAAATCATTGGACTTCAAAAAAATCGAACGTGAATTAAAACAAGTTGAAAATAAAACAAAATCAAAAATCTCCACTATTAATAACCAAATTTCCAAGAAGCATAACGAAAAACAAAAAATTCTAGATTTGTATCAATATGGTACATTTGATGTCACAATGCTTAATGAACGTATGAAAAAAATTGATAATGAAATAAATGCGTTAACTGCCAATATATCAAACTTAGAAGGTACCAAAAGTGAGTCATTAATTAATAAGCTTGAAACGTTAAAAACTTTTAATTGGGAAACTGAAACTACAGAAAATAAAATCCTTATCATCAAAGAGTTTGTTGAACGTATAGAACTATATGATGATGAGGTAATTATTAAATATAAATTTTAG